CGATAACGAATCGGTCGATATGACATTCACCGCTCAAATTGGTGGTGCTAATGATACAAATAACGGTTTGTTTATCGAAGGATCTTATCCCCGCTTCCGAACCTTACCTTATTGGCCTCTTGGCCTCATGAAAGACAATGAGACCACCTATAAGGGTACTCCTCTGTGGTTAGGAAGTTGATATAGAAACACAGCATAAATCAAAAGCTGCCAAGGAAACTTGGCAGCTTTTTTATGCCTGAAGGCCGGGGGGGTTCATATGATGCGGATAAGCCCCATCTTTTCTAAAAAAATATACTTGGGTTAACCTTGAATCTTCTAGGGTTTTTCCAAAATAGGTATCAGATTTATGCCACTCTGCAGGGCTATATATTACCGCTTTATTATAGACGTTTTCAAATTTCTTTTTTATATCATAAAATTTGAAATTAGCATTATCATCCATATGAGTCCAGTCTCCCTTGGGCTGATAAACATTTTCTATAGTTGGCTTTATATTATAAAGGAGGGTCCCAGAATCAGAGGAGGGTTGTGGGTGTAGGTATATAACGCCTACATGGGTATACTCATGAAAATCATCTTGGTGAATCCAGCTATTTCCATCTTGGGCGCCACAAGCCTGAAAAGACGTTTCGAAGTAAGATTCTTGATGGGACGGCCACCCTAAAAAAGCATACATCTTACGTGTAAATTCCCCAAAGATGTCTGGAGCCACATTATTGATTAGTTGGGTTCTAGCTCCGGGCCAACTTCCGCCTAATTCTGAAGCCCGCGTGTAGTCAAGGGCCAGAGCCTCTTGCCTAATTTTGTCAGGATCAGTATAAAAGTTATCTATACTTAAGGGACAACCCAGCATTAAAAAGCGTTATATAAAACGTAATTAGCCTCACCAGTGCCGTCAGGAGCGTCTGTACCGGCTACTTGAACTGGGGCGGCACCATATATATTATATTTAGCAGTAAGCTTCTCTAGGTGCTCCTGAGCGTCCTTAGCGAGGCCTCTGTAAGTCTTGGCTATCTCGTTTTTATTTGTACGAGTAATAGTAGAGTCCCCGTCGCGCAGAGTAATAAAATCTACCGCACTATCAATATTTTTTAGAATTGCCCGTGTTTTCTTTTTATAGTACTCTACAAGGTAAATCTGCTTAAATATCTCCGCCTCTTCAAACTTAAAAACCCCAGTTTTTACTAGCGCCGTATCCCCGTCCGTCATCCCGGACCCTGAAAAGGCAGAATATATCTCAGTATTTAAAAGACCAACGTTGTTTTCCAGCCACCCTGAGATTTGGCTTAAGGACTGATAGCCTGTATTGCTATCAAATTCATCGCGATAGATGCCTGTTGCAATTGTGCTAACAAAATAAGGAGTTTGCTTTCTGTCAGAGTCCCAAGCCATAGTAACCTAATTTACACTTAAAAACCGTCAGTTAGAATCTTTTTGGCCTTTTCGTGGTTGGGGTGCTTAGGGTCACAAACAGAAGCCTCTTGGCGCAATGACACTGTTTTGTTGCCCTTGGTAACTCTGGTAAACTCTTTTCTAAGCTTTTCTTTCAACTCTCGCGTATTACCACTGGCAAATAACCGCACTTTACTACATAAGTTTTGAAGATCTGCCAGAGACATGTCTTTCAACTGTCTTTCAAAAAGGATATTGTCGTTGGTTCCGAAATGGTTGACCTCATGAATTTTTAAAATATCTTCAATTTCCTCAATTCTCGATACTGTATCGTCGTCCAGCTTGCCGCTGGAATAACGTAATTCGTTAAGTTCGGGCCGTTTGCTTTCAGTGGATGCTGTGGCCTTTTTCCTAGGTGCCGCTTTCTTGGCTACCTTCTTTTTGGTGCTTTTTCGTTTCGCTGCCATATACAATAATAGTATACACAGGATTTTTTCAAAAAAAAACTCCACCCCCCGAAAGGGGTGGAGTTAAAATGCTCCGAAAAAGGTCTGATTACATAATCAAACCTACCAAAGCGCGGTTATCGAGAACCATGCGACCCTCTTCGAGGGCACCATAATAACCAATACGTTGCTGCCTGATAGAGAACTGATCGTCCGCCACCAAGTTAAACTCCGCACCAGTGTCAGAATCAACAGCAATGGCACGCACAAGCGCATCACGGCTACGATCTAAACCAACGATGATTTCCTCTGTTGCCCCTGCAAACGCAGTAGATGCGGTCACAGAGCCATTGTCAAGGTAGTCAGTAGTACCAGCCACAGTATCAAACACCTCGTTGTATCTCTTGCCCACACCGAGCTCAAGAATTTCCAAGATATTGATACCGAAGAACTCGGTTATACCTGCGTTCTTCCACACGCCATCACGAACTGCGTCCGTTGCCGGGAAGGATGTAGAATCCTTGTCGGCCGTTCCCACAGCTGCACGGGTATTCATCGGTTGATAAGCAATAGAGCGAATCTGCTCTACTACTTCCGGCGATACCAGAAGATCCGTGATTCCGTGACGGGCTCCAGCAGGAGTACCACCAACCCAAGAAGCGTTAACTCGCTTGGCTTTAGTGATAAGCTTGTTGAAGTCATCCATCTGGAGCACGTTTGCAGTATGAGTCCTAAAGACGTTGCGGTTTTTAGCACTGAACGTAGCGTTACCAGCGGTTGCCTCCGCAAGAGCTGTCATCAACAGGTTAGAAGAAGTTCTTTCCTGTTTCAAGAGTATCTCTTGGGCGACCCGTGTAAACGTTTTGCCAATCACATCCAACCGTGAACGAGAGGCATACTTTCTATCGAAAGCAACCGCACTATCCAAAGTGTAGGTTGTGAATTTCAGCTCAGAAGCTGTAGGCTGAACGGTGTTGGTGGGGAGACCACCAGCGACAGACTGACTATAAACCCGAATATAATCTTCGTCAAAAATGTTGTAATACAAATCCAACGGAAGAGATGGGTTGTCATCTGCGTTATATTGAAGCGGCGTAAACAGATTGCTAATTGACGGAGCCTGATTAATGACTTCCGAAACAACTGGACCAATAAACTCCGCTAGTGCGACTTGCGCGGCATAAGCAGTATCCCGATTCTTAGAGGCCATAGCCTTAATGAGTTCGAGTTGCTCAGGCGTTCTTTTTAATGTAATTTTCATTATATTATAATTCCTATGCGTAGTTATTAACCATTGTCTGATGGAGCCCATGACGCAGAAGCATCAATGTACACCATAGCGTACTGTTGAGTACCTGTACCAGCGAATTCATCTGATTGCCCCATTTGAGATGTGCGATTACCTGTGGCAAGAATATGCCCGATTACGCGATGCAAGTTCACCAGATCGGTGCTAACACCATCCATGGTACCTGCAGTTGCGCTAACAGTTGCAACGTTGCCCGGGATAAATGTAGCGCTTTCTGTATACGCATCTGCTGAAAAGGTAAACAAACCTCTTGTGGCGACCGGAACGGCTTGGCCGCTCAGAACCGCTTGTAACTCGTCCCTCTTAATCGGATTGTAGATCAGCTTTTCGCCGTTCTCATCATTCTTGATGGTCTGATTAAGGGTAACGCCTAATACGGGAGCCCCGGTTGTGGAAGCGATACAACGCAGAGGTACTTGAGGGTATTTGTCGGCTCCCAAAAAGGGATAATCCGTTTTACCAAGATAACTCGAAGAAGCTGCGAAATCAACCACGTCTTTCTTTAAGTTACCGCTCAGCACCTTCACGAGCACACCAGCACTACCGGCCCCATTGGTTGACGGATTGTCATCGACAATCTGATTGGCAAACAGATTGACCACATCGTGATCACTGTATTGCCTGAATGGATATAGTCTTAATGCCATTATGTTTTAATATGTTACTGAAACTGTGTCAGGGTTAAAAGCCTTCATGAATTTGTCCCTAAGGGACTCTTCATTTGAGGAGGCTTCGTTATTGTTAACAATTGCAGAATCCTCGGGAACTTCAACGTTCTCGACCAAATCCTCAACTGTTGCCTCTCCATCCTTAACGGTAGCTTTCGCTTCATCAAGGTTAGATAAACGCCTCTGGAGCTCTTCCTCTACCTTTGCGTTAAAGGCAGCTTCCTGCTCCTCCTTGTAGGCTTTACCCTTATGCTTAAGGATAACCCCAAGTTTTTGCTGATAGCTTTCAAAAGCAGCCTCAGAAGACTCGAGCCCAGCTACCTCCTTGGCAAGAACAGCGCGATCGCTGTCATCCAAGTCGTAGTGGGAGTCGATATTTTCCATTCTGCTATTGAACAGCTCCTCTGCTTTCGCAGCGGCGATAGAACTCTCAAGGGAAGATATCTTCTCCTGAGCCTCTTCGAGTTGCTTTTTAAAATCCTCGATATTAGTTTTGGCTTCTTGGGCCCGGGAAATCGCATCAGCCTTCTCATTATCGGCTGCTTCTTTCTCTAGCTTCCACTCAGCATCCTTCTCACGGATTTTATCCATAATAACGGTTGCCATGCTGGCTACAGACTCTTGCGAAAACTCGGACTTTTTGCCTAACTTAGAATCGAGCATCTTTTCAAACTCTAGTGTTAATTCTTTTGTGTCCATAGTTTTAAAACTGTTATGATTTTTTACATTAATTTCTTCGTTTTGGGAAATTTTTAAAATATTATTTTTAATTTTTTCTGGCTCTGATGCCTTATCTTCCTTGATATTGAGGCTCTCACTCTCCTTGACGGCGACGCCTTTCACGTCTGCCGCAGGCTTAGTGGTAAAGCCAATCCCTAAAGGAAAAACCTCTCCAGCGACAAGTCTATACACAGGAGTACCGTCATCTAAGGTACCATTTCCATCAAAAGCCCGCAAGTATTTTTCTAATTCTTTAATTTTATTAGGATCCGTAATAATCTCGGCTTCGCTGAGGTTCTGGGAACCTACCGCAATACTATAATCGTTAAAACCAAGTTCCCAGCTCGCCGAAACCTTGTTATAGTCCGCATCCTTTGGGTCGCTAGCTTTGAGCAAAAACTCCACAAATTCAGGGTTTACTGTCTTGTAAATAACAGCTGCCAGCGAAATATAGAAAGGATCGACCCTTTGTTCCAATTTTGCGGTGTTCAAGATTTTGTCGTTTTCCATGTCCGTAAACGCAGCATTTATGATGTGACCTACCACCTTCTGTTTCTTATGTTCTATATTTGTGGGTTTATGGACAAAGTAACCAAGAAGGTCTTTGGCAGTGGCGGAATCAATCCCATCCCCGTTCCTGTTGAATCGATTAACTATAGCTGCATTAAAAGCAGCTCCCACCAAATCAATATTACGGTCTAAATCTATACCTTGGGGAATTAAAGGTTTTAAATTATCCAAAGAAGCTACGCTGATATTCAAGTCTTTTTCTAAATCATCCGTGGCAAAAACTTCAAAATCGAATTGTGTTGTAAATTTATATGGTTCGCTCATCCCTGTATGTTACACTTTTTTAATCTTTTGGTGAATTCTTAGCACTGTGATACAAAATGGCTGAAGCATATTCGTCTAACGAATGCTCCACGCTGATATCTACCACTTCGCCTAATGTCTTAAGCTGTAAAAGTTTTTGGTTATCTTTTAGGCAATTTATGGCGGTTTCCTTCCAATCTGTCTGACCACATGCAGAAACCACCAGCTCGCAAACTTTTTCTAAAACGTTTTTTTGGTCTTTATTTAAGCGCTTTTTCTTGAAAACCTTTTTAGCTTCCACCGTTATGTCTGCATGTAATTTATTAGTAGCATCGATGGTCTCCTTAATGGCGTTTACGGCATAAGTTTTCTTGTCGCCTGTTTTGGCGCCTAATGGGCGTCCTGCGGATTTAGGGGTTTTGGTTTTTTCCTCTTCCAACATTTTCATGCTTTGGGGGTGCTTAATTTCCTCCATCTTCATTTCCCCGGGCTCCTCAAAAACTGGAACCCCTCCCACCAACGGATTATACCATCCTCTTTTTCTGTCCTCGAGGAATTTCTCTTGGGCAGTTTCTAGTTCTCGCTCTGATGGGAAAACTCCTGTATCTATGACCTTCATACCTTCCTCTGGCGGCAGGATACCCAACTCCATCATGCGTGTGATGACACGTTGGACTTGGTTCTCATCTTTCATATCAATGTCTTCGAAGCGAGCGGTCGGGGTATCTCTAAATCCAAGGTTCTTGCAAACCTGCTTAATCTCTGGTTGTAAAAATTCATTTAAAAAAGCCTCGCGCGATTCCCGTAAACGCTGTAAGAAAAGTTGGGCCTTAATGGTGGCATTTGCAAACTTTTCCTCTCCAAGAATAACGTTTTGGAGCCCTTCTTTGATATCTTTATTTACAACATCATACTTACCGGGCCCAATAACTTTTTCGAGATCTGGAATAATAAACTCGGCTTTTGTAGTGTAATCACTCACCAACACACGCCCCACACTTTGGTTGGTAAACAGCGCTTGCATGGCATGCATATTTCGAGGGTTAATCCCCCCTTTATCTGGGGTAGCCCCCATCGTGATCATCAAAACTACATTCTCGACGGTACGGCAAATCGCTTGATCAATTTTTTTCATCTCCATCTTGAAGTTGATGTCATCAAGAACAGCAAACCCAAAAGGAATACCAAATGGCTCATAATCCTGCTTCTTGTAAAAAGCATATCTTAGCTTCGCTGGGTCTAACCTAACAGTCAATCCGGAAAGGTTCCATGAGTTTTCGCGAATTCGCTTCTTAACATTGTCTGGCAAAGCGTCATACAGTTCTCTGTCAGCTTCATTCTTTGGATCTTTTAGTCTCTCAATCTCATACTCGCTAAGCAGCTTAGAGAAAAAACGAACGTCAAAGGAAGTTGTTCGCTGCGCAACTACATCAAAAGGATTAAGCAAAATATACCTAATAGGAATTTTATTTGTTTGGGCCACCAAGCCTAAATTTCTAATTTTTGCAAACTCATCGGCTTTAAACTTCCCCTCTACAGTAAAAAGAAAAATATTTCCGCTTCTATAGTACTCCCTAAAAAATTGGTCTTTTAGCCCCCATATTCCTATTTTTTTAAACCATGAATTAATAAATCGCCTAGATTTTTCGCTCCCCCCTTCAAGGTAAAGAGGTGAATTTGCAAAGTCAGCCATCATATCAATAGAATTGCGAAAGATAGCTACATTACAATAAGCCTTTTGGCATAGCTCGATAGCTTCTCTTACGTTAACTCCATCTAACGCATACTGGTACGGAAGCATCCCCGCTCTAATGTTGTTATATCCGTACAATTTAGGATTAACAGCTATAGCGTTTCTTCGTCTGTCGGTGGAATCGTAGGTCGAGTTTCTATTATAATCTCGGGCCTCTGCCGTGTAGTCATAAAAAGAATCGCCTACCAATTTGGGTTCAAAGTCCCCGTCTGTGGCAGCAAGGCTTTCGTAGGGACTGTTAGGATATTGAAAGTTTTTCTCAAACTTTTTCCAATAATCGGATCGTTTGTTATATTTTCTTTTAGCCATGGTACATTTTACACTGATTTAATTAAAAGTGACTTTCAAAAGTCGAAAGTTAGTTTATAAACATTGGTTCGAATGTTTCTATTATATCTGATTTGGGCTGTTTTTTCGAGTCAAAATAGACTTTTGTCATCCAGTTAGCCAACACCAAAGCTGAGTAAGAATCTTTTCTAGCTTTATCTGGACCAGTTTGTCGCCTTAAATTAGAAGGCAAATCAAACGTCTGGGTACCTTGGGCCGTGGTTGTGATCTGTATGAGAGCGCATTCGTTTTTCGTTAAATTAATCATATCTGCTTGGTGTTCTATAAAATCTATCATTTTGGCTCCCTTGTTTTGCTTGTCCGCGTCTTTTAATGTTAAAAATTTCAATTCGTCTATGGGGATCATTTTGTTTTTTTGGGTAGTATAACTGTCATCAATGGCTTGGCTGGCGAAAAGCAACCGCCTGTGATCAAAGTTTGCTTGCAATAGCTCGTTAGCCTGTCTAATCCAATGGCTTGTGGGTTTACGCAAAATCACATACTTGTTGTCCCCTTTGTTATATTGCTGTTTATACTGGCGCAGGTTTGCCTGATACTCCTCAGGCTTGTCAAAAGGTACCTCGATTTGCTTTAGTTTAATTTCCTTTCGTTTGAAGGTTTCACTTTCATTACATGCCTGTAAAAACTGAACTCCTCCATTGTAGTCCCCACATATAGCAACGATATTAAAATTCTCCAAGCAAAATAAAAAATATCTCATATGGTGCTTTAAAGATGTTCCAGCCAAAGCATAGCTATGAACCAGAATGGCCTTTTGTTGCTCTTCGTCTAGTTTTAATATTTGTATGGCAAAATCATCAGAGCTTTCTGTTTGGGACCATGACGGATCAAACGCCAAAATATATTGAGAATCAGCACTTCCCTTTACTTCAATAGAAGGGAGTTCTCCATCAGGTACAGTACAAAGAGCCATTTTGCTTGTCTTGAAATACCCCGCGCTGTCATCTGTAAAGAGAGCCCCAAATTCTCTCTCAAACTGGGATTGGCTCATAGTTGATTTGGCTTGATTGAGCAAATTTTGATCATATAATTTCTCAGGAGCGCAATCATACGCAAAGTGCATAATACACCTAGACGCGTCATCCTTTTGCTCTTCACGGGTAATGTTGAATTCAAATTGCTGATACATTTTATAAAGATATTCAAACTTGTAAGAAGCCGAAGAAAGTGCTATCAATTTATTGTTCGGCCATATATGTCTTTCGTTTTCTTCCATCTTCCCCTCCTCTATTAGCCGAGTCTCCAGTTTATCCAAATCGTCACGTTGCGTTGGGTTTGTGACTACAGACAAAAAGGGAACAATAACTTCATTATAAATTCTTTCTGGCATGAGCGCAAACTCGTCAATAATAATTCTATGAAACCGAAACCCGCGAAGTTTTTCACCGTCCCCCAAGGGCAATGCTCGAATGCGACTCAT